CAAGGATTGCATGAGCATCCTTGACCTCGGTAATCCAACCGAGACTGTCAAAATGTTTGATGATGACGAGTTCAGTACTACTGAAGTCATCGATTCGATTGGCCGTCGGCAGCAGGCGTACATCATCAGTGAGCCTGGCCTGTATCGTCTGGTCATGCGCTCACGGAAGCCGGAGGCGAAGGAGTTCCAACGCTGGGTGACCCACGAGGTGCTGCCGTCCATCCGCAAGCATGGCGCTTACATGACTCAGCAGACTTTGGATAAGGCGCTCACCAGCCCCGACTTCCTGATCCAACTCGCAACCAAGTTGAAAGAGGAACAGGAGAAGGTCAAGGAGCTTGAGCCGAAAGCCAAGGCGTTGGATGACTTCACGAACGTTCCAGACGCTCTGCTTGTCCGTGACGCAGCGAAACTCCTAAGCAATTCCGGCACGCTGATCGGTGAGCATGAGCTGCGCCAATGGCTTGTGGATAACGGTTGGATTTACCGGCAGCCCAACCAGTCATGGTGCGCGGCGTCAAGTTGTGTGAGGCAAGGCCACATGGTCATGGTGTCCTCCCGTTCCCACGGAATCCACAAGGATGGCACGCCATTCGCCTATCCACCGACCCCGAAGCTGACACGCAAGGGATTGGCGCTTATCCACCAGCGGTTGTCCGAACAAAGTTTCGAGCGAGTGCTTGACGCGGAGGTGGCGGCATGACGTTGTTGAATCCTCCCGCGCCACCGCATGAGTTCGTTCTTGACGAGGGTGGGCACTGCGCCTTCCGTATCAATGATCGGAAAGGCGGGTCAATCGTTGAAAAAGATGGACTCAAGACGAGCACGTTGTATGAGGTTCCAGAATCGAAACTGGCTGCGTTTATCCAATGGGCTTCCGACGTTCACGGCCAATCAAGATAGGAGCAGGTTTTGACAGACAGGATGGTTGTTGTCGAAGAGGAGATTTTCGACAGGCAGGAAGCTGCCAGGTATCTCAAGCTTGGAGCGGACAAGTTCGACAAACTGTACAGGGTGTGCGCCGACTATCAGGGCGGCAAGACCGTCACGTACAAGAAGTCGAAGCTTCTCGACCGTTACGACCAGGTGTGCGAGAGTCCACGGGAGGTTTCGGAATGACCGGCGCTCGACCTGATGTCGCGTGGAGCGTCCAGACGGGCATCGACTTGGATGCCATGCTCGCCGCCAACGCGGGTTGGATTGAACGGGTCAGACATAAGACCAAACGGGACTATCAGCGGGATAAGCCGGTATTGCAGCGGGTGTTCGAGTCGCTTCGCACGAAGTATGAGACCGGTTTCAGTACCAGTTCGTATCGGATCGCGGATGACCTGCAATTGGCTCAGAGCGTTGTCTACAGAAGTTTGCGCAAGCTTGTTTCCTGTGGGCTTGCGGAAACGTTTCTGACGCATGGAAGACATTGTTTCAGGCCGACCGGCTTGGAACCGACGAAAGGATTTGATTGGAATGAATGACAGTGTTTTGGTGAAGCTTGACCGGCTTTTCGATAAGTTGAAGACCGCAAGCGACGGAGACGATTGGAATGCCGTGCGCGGTCTGGTCGCACAGATCGCATCACTTGTCAAAGTGGATGAAAAGCCACTGCCCGAAGAGCCGAAGGAGCGGGGCTTCTATACCACCGCGAATGATGGTCGGCTCCTGCTTAAGGACATCGATGATGACTGGTCGGCGCGCACATGGGATGACTTGGCTAAGCGCATCTGGAATGGCGGTAGACAGTATGCAAAGTGGCCGGAAGTCTGCGCCCAGCTCCCGCCTGAAGCCTTCCCACTCAAGCGAGTGAACACTGGGAGCGACGATGACTGACCATGATTACTGGCTTGAAGACATGCAAGCAATGAAGAAGCGGAAGAAGCCGAACTACCCGCTCCGCCGCATCCTCTTCGCCGTCGCCAGCATCGGCCTCATCTCCAGCCTGACCATCATGCTCACCTGGAATGGCGGCAGCACCACCGCCGCGCTCATGGTGGAAGGCGTGTACATCGCCACCGCATTGTGGCTGATAATCCGATTCGCGCCACGCGACTAAAGCTTCCCGCCAGCGACGTTCATGAAACAAACCAACAAAAACGGGACGTTCCATGGACACCACGTTCAAGCCGTCGATGGCGGGCCATAACTGAATATCGATATTATCCACGCGCCTACGAACTCAATACCGCGCAGCAAATCACGTAGGCGCATTGGCCGCACATGGTTGTGGGATTCATGCCGGACTCCTTAAGTTTGACAACTCATGAATCACCTTATCCATCTCGCATTCAGGTTTTGACATTTCCTGTTGCCGTGATGTTGGCCGTGAACCCGTTCAGGTCGGGTTCCAACGGTTTTGCATCATTCATTGGCGTGAATCCTAACAGGTTCGACTCCTGTTGCGGCCACTGTCCCCACCGGTTAGTGCGATTGCCGGACTGGGGATTTGACGTGGATTGGATGACTCGGGGTCTCTGGTTCTTCTTCCCCTACGGGTCGCGGGTTCGACTCCCGCCCACGTCCGAAGCCGTCGAGAGACGGCCCATCATAATTGAAAACCCGGTTGGCGGGGGAGCCTAAAAAATCATATTCCAAAGTCGATTTCTCTAGGCGCTTACATACACACTCTCTCCCGTCAACCACTGCTGGTGCAAGGAACGTGGCCGCTGCTATCTCAGCCGTTCGATTCATCGGCGGTCAGATGGTTCGACTCCATCCACCAGCACGCAATCACAGAAAGGAAAACTCTCATGGACACCATCAACGTGAATGGCGAAACCTATACGAAAGTGCCGGACGAGATCAGCTTGTTCGGACGAACCTACCGGCTGGTGGAAGACACCATTCCGGAACCATTGGACGTGTCGGACTGGCATCCAATCGAACCGGATTACCGTATCACGCTCAGGGAATACATGACCCAACAGCATCCAGAAGACGCCAAGCGTAACCTCACCGGACTGGGCCAAGTCGTGAAGAACGTGGTTCTGAATGCCGGTAAGGGAGACTTGTTGGAAGAGAACAGTAATGGTGCCGTCATTTACACCCGCTCGTTGTTCCCGCTTGTCGAACAGGGCTACAGGAAGTGGCGTTACCGGAATAATGCCCACATTATGGAACGGAGTGTGGCGGAAGTATGACGGAAGTGAAATTTCCCAGCATGGTTGACATGCCGGACAAGGAGTATTTCGCACATCCGGCAATCGACCAGACTGGTTTGAAGAAGTTCATGGAGTCTCCAAGAGCGTACGCATGGCACAAGCTGAACCCTCTCGACAACAGTACGTTGGCGTTCGGCAAGGCCGCGCACAGTCTCATTCTCGGTAGTGGCCCGAAGGTCGAAAGGAAACTCGACGGGCGCACCAAAGCCGGTAAGGCACAAGCCGAACAAGCCAAATCGGACGATCTGGTAATCCTTTCCGGTTCCGACTATGAGAAGCTTCAAAACATGGTGGATTACGCGCCGGACATGAACAGTCTCGTGGAAGGCAAACCGGAAATCGCCTTGTTCGCCATTGACCCGGCCACTGGATTGCAGTTGAAAGGCAAGGCCGACTGGCTGCCCGACCATCCCGGCATGGACGGCGTCATGTGGCTGTACGACTACAAGACCACCGGCCATGACGTGCAGGACTTCACTGGTTCGGCATACAAGTTCGGCTACCACATTCAAGCCGCCTTCTACATGATGCTGTATCGGCTCGTAACCGGATACCAGGGTGCGATGGGGTTCAGGTTCGTCGTGCAGGAGAAGCAGGAACCATACGACTGGATGATCTGGGAACTATCCGAAAACGACCCTGAAATCTCACTTGTCGCCGTGAAGCAGATCCGTGAAGCGTTGGACAGGCTCAGCTTCTACTGGAAGAACCATATTCCGTTGGAAGACATGCTCAACCAAGGATTGCCGAAAACCCCTCTGCCTATCAGATTCACTGACTGGCAGATGAACCATCTGATTGGAGATGATGACCAATGGGAAATGTGATTCCAAAGAATCGTAAAGCCTACGGATACGATTACGCAGACCTTGGCTCGGTGGTCAACTATGTGACCGAAGTGTTGGGATTCCGCGTCGAACAGGACATTCACTACAACAATCTTCCCCAATATCCGAACGGGTACGGGTTCGTCGTTACCCACTATTGGCAGGATTTCAGCAAGTCTTGGAGCGAATACGCGGCACCCGTTCCGATCATTGTTGGCGATTCCGCTGGCAAACGTGAACAGCCGTTCATGCAACGGTACGGGAGTGCGGAAACGTATGCTCGACGCTACAGTCTGCTCACCTTGTTCTGTCTGGCGACCAGTGATGATGACGGACAGTTGGCGGGCTATCAGCGTGGAAATCCGATGAACGAGGAACTACGCAAACAGGTGGCCGCGCTCCTAGCTCAAGGGAACATTCCGGCAGGACGCGAGTCCGAAGCGATCAGCAGTCGAATCAAAATGCCCGTCAACTACGCGCGGTTGACCGACTGGCAGGCGCAATTGTTCATCAACAGTTTCAAACAAACCGAATCCAAGGAGGATAAGTAATGGCCGGAGAGACCGTAATCACCATCATTGGCAATCTGACTAGGGAGCCTGAACTGCGCTCCACCAGCAATGGTGAGAACGTGGCTAATTTCACTATCGCATCATCTGACCGTAGGTTTAACCGGCAGACGAACCAGTGGGAGGATGGTGACACGCTGTTCATGAACTGTTCCGTATGGGGTGGCATGGCGCAGCATGTCGCTCAATCCTTGCACAAAGGTATGGGCGTGATCGCTCAAGGTCGTTTGAAGCAGCGTTCCTATCAGGCCAATGATGGGACTCAACGTACTGTGGTCGAGCTTCGCGTGGACGAGATCGGCCCGAGTCTTCGTAATGCGACTGCCCAAGTGCAGAGGATTCAACGTGGCGGCGCTCAGGCGGCCCCGCAGGGCGGTTTCAATCCGAGTCCGAATAATGTTCCGTCTAACGGTTTCCAACAGCCGCAACAGCCAACCCAGCAACCACAGCAGGGTGCCGACACGTGGGGAGCGAACAACAATCAGCCTTCCACGTTCGGCAACTTCGGAAACGACACTGATTTCTAACCCACAAGAAAAGGAACCAACATGGCAAACATCATCCCATACAGGGAGTTTCTGAAAAGAAAGGAGCTGCGCGAGCAGGAGACTGGCATCACCGTTAGCCCGCAACAGCTCCACCCATCCCTGTTCGACTGGCAGAAGCGTATCGTCGCATGGGCTTGCAAAGTAGGACGTGCAGCCATATGGGCGGATACGGGTCTTGGTAAGACCAGAATGCAACTCGAATGGTTACGGCAAGTCTGCGCCGGACATGGGACGGGGCTTATTCTAGCGCCGTTGGCCGTATGCCAGCAAACCATCCGCGAAGGCGCCGCAATCGGCATGGAAGTGCGTTATGTGCATGACCAGTCGGAAGTCTCTGACGGATTCAACATCACGAACTATGAGCGTGTGCCAAAACTCGACGTGTCCAAGTTCAGTGCGGTCGTGTTGGACGAGGCTTCGATTCTGAAACAGTCGGACGGCAAGACCCGCAAAATGCTGATCGACACGTTCAGGGATACGAAATACCGTCTCGCCTGTACCGCCACGCCAGCACCGAACGACCCGGAGGAACTATGCAATCAGGCTGAGTTCCTTGGATACGCTACCCGTGTGAAGATGCTTGCCACGTATTTCGTGCATGACGGGAATATTTGGCGTTTGAAAGGTCACGCGGTCAAGCCGATGATGCGGTGGATGTCGCAATGGGCCATCGCATTGCGCAAGCCGTCCGATATTGGCGGTGATGATGCGGGATATGAGTTGCCCGGATTGAACCAGACCGTTGATGTGGTGGAATACCACGGCAGCATCCCGGAAGGCCAATTGTTCGCAGCTGACCTTGGTGGCGTCGGCGGGCGTGCGAGAGTCCGTAAGGAAACGCTTGTTGACCGTGTGAACCGTTGCGTCGATCTTGTCAATAACGAGCCGGGCGAACAGTGGATTATCTGGGCTGGATTGAACGACGAGGCGGACATGCTGAACAGGCTTATCCCCGGCAGTGTGAATGTGAAAGGCTCCATGTCGCCGGAAGACAAGGCCAAGGCGTTCCTTGACTTCGCTGATGGGAACATTCCGGTGCTGATTACGAAGGGTTCCATGGCATCGTTCGGTTTGAACTGGCAGAACTGCGCTCGTATGGCGTTCTGCGGTTTGAACGATTCGTGGGAGTCCTACTACCAGTCGATACGCCGCTGCTACCGGTTCGGGCAGAAGCGTGTGGTTGACGTGCATGTGGTGGTTTCCGATTTGGAACGCGAGATAGCGGAGAACATCACCCGCAAGGAACAGCAGGCCACTCATTTGAGTGACGAACTGGTAAAGACGATGAATGAATCAAACTCTTTCGGAAAGGCCGCATGATGGTCGATGAAATGTATATGACCGATGAAGCAAAAGGCAAGGATTGGACGCTATGGCTGGGTGACTCGTGCGAACGCATGACGGAAATGGCTGACAACAGTGTTGATCTGAGCGTGAGCAGCCCGCCGTTCGCAAGCCTGTACGTGTACTCCGATTCAACCCGCGACTTGGGCAACAATAGTTCCCGTGAAGAGTTCATCGAGAATTACGGGTACATCATCCGCGAACTGTTGAGGGTCACGAAACCGGGCCGTATCGCTTGCGTGCATGTGCAGCAGGTTGTGACCACGAAGACCGCTGACGGCGTGGTTGGATTGACCGACTTCCGCGGTGATGTGATTCGAGCCTATGTGGAGAACGGTTGGATTTTCCACGGCGAAGTCACCGTGAACAAGAATCCACAGGCTCAGGCCATCCGCACGAAGGCTCAGGCCCTCATGTTCGTGACGAAGAACAAGGATTCCAGTATGAGCCGTCCCGCGTTGGCCGACTATCTGCTGATGTTCCGCAAGCCGGGCGAGAATCAGGTGCCGATCAAGAACGATGTTTCCAACGAGGAATGGATTGATTGGGCGCAGCCGGTCTGGTGGAACATTCGAGAGACCAACACGCTGAATGAGCGTCTTGGCCGTGAGGATACCGATGAACGCCACATCTGCCCGCTGCAATTGGATTTCATCGAACGGTGCATCCGCTTGTGGAGCAATAAGGGCGAGCTTGTGTTCGACCCGTTTGGTGGCATCGGCTCGACCGTGTACGAGGCAATCAAACTTGGCCGCAAGGGCATGAGCATTGAATTGAAGCCTTCCTATTGGGATGCGTCGGTGAATCTGATGCGCGATCTTGAAGAGAAGCTTGGAGAGGCGACACTGTTCTGATGGTTCCGCTCTCTGGGATGACCGAACCCGCATGGTGTGACAAGCATGGGGTCGAATATTACGGCCCCACTTGTCCTGAATGCGAGTCGGAAGCCGAAGACTATTGGGATGATATTGGAGACGCGAGCATATGGGACTTATGACCACCTATGATTTCGACATTCCAGGCGAACCCGTCGCGAAGGGCCGTCCACGATTCTACGGGTATCGGGCTGTGACCCCTCAGCATACGAGGGATGCTGAGGAACTGGTGCGGAACCAATTCCACATGTTCTACCCTCATGCCGAACCATTGGACGGGGACGTGATGATGATTCTCATGTTTTATAAGGGACGTCATGGGAAACCGGATTTGGACAATCTGGAAAAGCTCGTCAAGGACGCGTTGAACGGTTTGGCCTACGTGGATGACCAGCAGGTGAAACTCACGTTGTGCGCCATGCTGGAACCCGACCGTATGGCATGGGGACAACGGGCGAAACGGCTTGTCAAACGTCGGCAGGGAATGCCGTTGACATACGGCGGCAATCCTTATGAGCCGCATACGGAAATCCATATAGAACCCTTGCATGACATTCACGGCGGGTTGGAAAGTCTCGTCAGAAACACGAAGGAGATGATAAGCGATGTCGGAAACCAGCCTGAATACCGGTGAGATGCTGTTCCAACTGCGTGTCTGGGATTACTTGGCTTGGGCGTTGGACGATAAGCGTCTCGACCATGTTGAGAACCTGTACTACAAGGGGCGGCCGATCAGTGTTTCGACGTTCGCCAATCCGAACGTGCCGATGGTGAAATGCTTCGATAAGGCTGAACTGTCGGCTGGTGACATTGATTCCGAATATCCGTTCGTCATACAAGCCGATGGCATGTTCGATGCTGACGTGATGGACGAGCGTGAGTGGATCGCGTCTCAACCCGCGTACACGAGTCTGAGCGTGTGGGACAAGTTCGAGACTCTGCTACCGGCCAAACCGTCTATGGAATGCGTTGACTCGGGCACTCGAATGTTCATCCGATTCACGTTGGGTGAATTGGCGGGCATGTTGAACAGTGGATTGCCGCTTGGAGGTGGACGATGATTCTTCCAGCAGTCAACGTCAACGGCATCCATTTGAGCAGCCAACAGCATGAGGCGCTTGTCAGCATATGGCGTACCGGTCGAATGCCGGAAGCTCAAACAGGTCAGAAACCGTGGCTGTGGATTCAAGCGCTCAGACGGCGCGGATTGGTATCCGGCAATGCGCTCAGACTGACCGACAAGGGACGCCATATCGTCCAACTTCTCCAGGACAGGAAAGCAGTCCCATACCAAAGCACTGCCGACAATCCACACTACGGAGCCTACTGGGACGCCTACTACGCCGACCAGTCCACATACCCGTACAAGCCGACGTTGGAAATCATTTGCGAAAGGAACTGTGATGGAGCTTGACCCGCCACCGGACTTGGTGGAAATCGCCGAAGCCCTGGACGCGATGGCGAAACCACACGTGGGAAGCGGCTGGGCGAACACCAACTACACCGACCTGCCCTGCACCACGCCACGGCAGGAAGCAATCTGGATGGCATACAACGGAATCACAAGAGGGGAGGATTAACGGGCGATGTGGTTCAAGGTCGATGATGGGTTCTGCATGAATCCGAAGACGGCGATGCTGTCCAATGACGCCACCGCATTATGGCTTCGTTCAGGCACGTGGGCCGCGCAACAGCTGACAAAAGGACGTGTCCCAGCGAACATGATTCCCATGTTCCGCTGCTCCGATGATTCGGTTCAGGAACTCTGCGATGCGGGCTTGTGGGAGTATGACGCCGACAAGGACGAATACGTGTTCCATGATTGGGCTGACTATCAGCCGGACGGTGACGAAGTGGATGCCAAGCGCAGGAAGCGGAGTGAAGCGGGCAAGAAGGGTGCCAATCGTCGTTGGAAGAAGCCTGAGAATGGCAAAAATGGCAAACCGATGGCAAATGCTATGGCAAACGCATGGCAAACCGATGGCAAATGCCATGGCAAACCAATGGCAAACGCATGGCAAGACGATGGCAAACCGATGGCAAACTCATGCCCCGTACCCGTACCCGTACCCGATAAGAAAGAAGAAGAATATTATTCTTCTTCCAAAGAAATGACACTTGCCATGTTCCAAGACTCCACGGAGTTGACGGCGGCCAACAGCATGATGCGCGCCACGTATCCGAACTTGGATTTGAAAAACAGCTGGGACGCCTTCGCCACACGCCAATACGACGCCACACGCATGGTGGGCGATTGGATACGCCTATGGCGTGGCTGGTGCGAGAACAGGGCACACATGGGTGGTATCCCACCGTCGAAGTCACACGTCCACACTTGGGCTTGCGAACACACGTTGAAAGCCTTGCATCTCCAATCGCAGGATGACGTGACCGACATGGCGTCAGCCGTCAAAAAAGCCAATGAGCTAAACCAGAAGGAAGAACCCTCATGAAATACATCAGCCTGTTCAGCGGCATTGAAGCGGCAACTGTCGCATGGCAAACACTCGGATGGGAGCCAGTCGCATACGCCGAAATCGAACCATTCCCCAAAGCAGTACTCAAACACCACTATCCGAACGTCCCAGACTTAGGGGACATGACGAAAGTTAATTGGAAGGAATACCACCATGCAGCAGATGTCGTTGTGGGAGGAAGCCCCTGCCAGGCATTCAGCATCGCCGGACTCAGGAAGGCTTTGGACGATCCTCGCGGCCAGCTCATGCTCGAGTATCTCCGAGCTTGCGCAGAAATTGATCCGGAATGGATCGTATGGGAGAACGTGCCCGGAGTTTTGTCGGCTGAACACGGACGGGCCTTCCAGTCGCTCCTTGAGGCCGTGGCCGAACTCTGGCCTGATGGGGGGGCGGCATGGAGAGTGTTGGACGCTCAGTTCTTCGGTGTGGCCCAGCGGCGCGAGCGTGTGTTCCTTGTCGTCAACACTCGAGACTGGCGGCGTGCCGCGCCGGTACTTTTTGAGCGCGAGAGCCTGTGCTGGGATCATACGTCGAGCCGAGAGAAGAGGCAAAGCCTTGCCCAGGGAACTGCGGGAGGCGTTGGAGACGCAGATTCGGACGCCGGGGGATTGATGTTGGACTTCCATCAGCAGGATGGACGGTTCAAGGTCAGCGACCATCCCGACGTGTCGAATACGCTCACCTCGCACATGGGTACCGGTGGCAACAATGTTCCCCTGATTAAGGCGTTCAAATGGAGCCAGGGTGAGAAGAGCCGGAGTCTGGCGATTGGCGAAGTGAGTCCCACTTTGAGCACTGACCATAATCCAGCCGTCTACCAAATTGAGAGAGTGATGTGTCGCGCGGACACTCAGGCGAATGCCGCCCAAGGATTCGATCTTTCTCCGACATTGATGGCTCATGCCGGAAAGGATGCCCCATTCATCTATCCGACAACTAATAGGAGAGACTAGTGGTTTTCACTTTCAAGATTCGCGGTGGCGGAGCGGGGGGGGGTAAGGGATTCCTCGGGCAGGACGAGCTTTCTGCCACGCTCAGCACGCACAATGACCAGTTTCTACATACGGAGGATTCGATGAATGGTTTGACGGTTCGCAGGTTGACGCCGTTGGAATGCGAAAGGCTTCAAGGTTTCCCGGACGGATGGACGGATATTCCGTGGAAGGGGAAGAAGCACGCGCCGGATAGTCCACGCTACAAGGCGCTCGGTAATTCGATGGCGGTTCCTGTCATGAGATGGATAGGTGAGGGCATCCAATTGGTTGAAGACAACAAGGGATTGTTCCAGGAGAACCCCAGTGAGCAGTGACAATCCATCCAAGGAGACGTGCCGCATGGTTGATGATCGTGATGGTAGGCGTTGCGTGCGTTGCGGCCGAAGCTTGTATGCGGTTGGCGGTTCCCGGCATCATCGGAAACTCCGTAGCCAATGCACGAGGGTGGAGAAGCATCAAGTGCAGAATCTGATTCTGCTTTGCGGTTCGGGTACGACGGGCTGTCATGGTTTCGTTCACATGCATCCGACTATCGCTTATGAGAACGGCTGGTGTGTGAAATCGTTTCAAGACCAGTTGGAAGTGCCGGTACGGACTTGGCATGGACTCGTGTATCTCACCACAGACGGCAAATATTCATCGACAAAGGAACAATCAAATGACTGACAATATCAATCCATCGCATTACAAGGATGGCCCGTTCGAATGCATCGAACTATCCAGTTTGCTCAGCTTCGACTGGGGCAACGTAATTAAATACTGCTACCGGTGGCGCGACAAGAACGGTGTCGAAGACCTCAAGAAAGCACTCTGGTATGCGAAGCACGCAATCGATAACAACGTGCCGTTCCTTGCCATGTACCTCGGGCCGGACAGCGACATTATCACAGCCAGACCCATCAGGCTTCTCGGCATTCTAGAAGCCGAGAACTGGGCCGATCTCGAACCATTCTGGAATGAAATCAAGTGGGGATGTTACAAGAAGGCGGTCAAAGTGCTGGCCGACAAGATCAATGAAATCGAAAAGGATGGTGAGTGATGAACCGGGACCGGGTAGTCATCGTCGCGATTATCTGCATGACGATTATTTTCATCGCGTCCACCGTATCGCCAGCCGGTTCCAGCGGGAAAACCGGCGCGGGATTCCAGATGGAAACCGTCAAGACCGGTGACGTGACATGGGCGTGCTTGAAGCATAACGGCGAATATGTCGGCTGCAACACGGTGGAGACGGTCAAATGAATGTTTTCACAGGCAAGACCGGCTACATCGTCTGGCCGCAAGGCGAGATGGGAGTTCACACATGCCGCGTGTACGACTCACTGGATGAAGCTGTGGGCGCGGCACATTCCAAAGCCGACTTCCACCACAGGCCGTATGAGGTGCGTACCGCTTATGAGAGTCCGGCAAGAACCATCAAGACAATCAACCCAAGGAGGCACCAATGAGCGACAACCGTAACTACAGTGTGATTACGAACTTTGGATGCCACTGGCAGTGCCCGTATTGCATCGTGCGCAACACTGGAATCCAAATAGCCGAGACCCGTATGGGAGCCACCTATGACACTGTGATGGATTTGGCTGACTCCGGCAAAATGAAATTCCTCAGCTTCAGCGGTGGTGGAGACCCATTATGGGGGCTTGATATTCGCCGTGCCTACTGGTATGCGTCGATCACCCGGAGCTTGTACGAGTACGACATCGAAACCGAAATGCACACCAGTATGCCAAGCATGGTTAAGCGAATGTACAACCTGGCGCCCGCAGTCGAGTTTTCGAGAATCGTCTACCATCTGCGGAACGTCAACATGATTCGCAATCTCGACTCCATCGACGGGGAGATGATACGAGTCGTTTTCGTGGTCACACCTGATTTCACCAAGGACAAGATCGACGCGATAGTTAAAGCCGTGAAGGACAACCCGTCTGTGGACGAGTTGAGTTTCCGTCAGATGGTCAAGCCGGATTACAGCATCGACCACACTTGCGAAGACTATCTGCGCGAAGGCCATAAGAAGGAGTGGTGGTACATCACTCAAGGTGATTACAACCATTACATCGTCAACGACCGGATTTCGGACAAATACGAGGATTTTCAGGATAAGCCGTGAGGATTTGCCTGACTGGTTAATGGAAAGCGACTACAGACAAGGAGGCATCTATGAGTGACAAAGTGCGGGTAGGCGCAACCACTATCAAATTCGATGTCGTGGCGTGCGGTATGGCGCAAGCGACGGCGCGTGTGAAAGTGCCTATCTATGTGGATGGTGGCGATGACATCGGCAACCACATGTCTGGGGTTGTCAGTGCGCGGGTGCCGGACGATTTCGATAAGAGGGTGGAACACGCATTGCAGGTGTTCGCGGACACACTACAAGCATCATTCGAGGAAGAAGGAGAGCGAAATGTTGAGAAGCATTGATTTCAAAACAATGCCTTACCTGTTTACTGACAAGGCTGGTACTTGTCTGACCGTGGAGTTCGACGGGAGGGAACTGGATGACATCTACAAGCAGGTGAAAACCATGTACGATCAGGCGCATTCGTCTGATGACATGCCCACCGAACCGGGCTGGTATGTGACTCGGGATGGTGAAGACCTGTTGAGCTATGACGGTGACGCTTGGCACATCCACAATATCGACTGTGATGCGCAATTGTTCGCTGACGGGGATTTGGAAACGATGGACTGGAGTGTGGTCAAACGCACGTTCGATGCTGACGCTTTCCCGCTGATACCAGTGAATCTTAACGATACATCTCGTGCGGAGCGTCGGTTGACCAACCTCACCAACTTTTTGCACACGCTCATTCATGAATGTGAGACAGTACGGGACAACCCATCTTCCGACAAGCATACGAAAGACATCGAGAATGCCGTCTGCGGGACTGGAATCAACTTCGGCAAAGACCTGCTCGCACGATTGGAAAACGGGGTGTTCGACCATGAATGTGCATGACCATATCACCGACTGGCAGCACCTGCCATCGTCATTCCTCGCTGGCAAGCGTGCGATAGCCACGACTGTTGAGGGAACCACTATCGACGGTTTCCTCCAATCGATGACCACGACGCTCAGTAACGGCGGCGGTTGCATGGTGCAACTGGTTTTCGGGGGAGTGTTCCAGCCGGTCATCATCAGTCTCAACGGTGGTGAGAACCAACTATGCAGAGCATACGATTCGATACTCATACTCAACGAGGTGAAGCGATGAATAACCAATATGCGGTCAGCATCCGTCATATCTACACCATGCCGGATGAGACATTCAATGGATATGAACTGGTCTTATGGGGTTGGGATGTGATCGAGAACACTTGGCTTTTCCGTGCCACACGCGACTATCCGATAAGCAAGAGAGTATCAAGGGGAGATGCGTTGTGGAAGGCTCTCGGGGATGCTCAGAAATTGGCGCGGATATTCCAATGCAAGAACTATGCGACCAACGAAGAAGGAATGTGGGGGAGCCATGAATGATGTTGACGATTCTGACCATGAGCTGACCGACGAGCAGCGAGACAAGCTACGCAAGGCCATCGGAGAAATCATCGGAGACTTCACCCCTTGGATATTGTGCGTGGACACCACGCCGATAATCGGGGATTCACGAGTGTCTTATTCCTCGAACGTTTCAAGCGAGCACGCGAGTGTCTACGAGCTTATCGGACTAATGGAATCCACAAAAGCAGACTTCCTACAGTAAGGAGCAACCAATGACTGACCTTGATAAGCGCATCCGCGAATACGCGAAGTGGAGGACGGTTCTTGACTGCCTGTATCCGCATGCGTTCCCGCTTACACCAACCACTGCGCCATATCCGTTGAAGGGTGAGTGATGTTCGGACGGAAGAAGAAAAAGCAGGAGGAGCCGAAAAGTTACCTCAGATGCCCATACTGCGGTCACGCGCCGATGATAAACGAAGGCAAATGCACGTATCACAATCCACGTCATACCGTCTACCGGTATGAGTGCGCGTTTAGATGTCTTCAAGGCGAGGTGTGTCAGACTGCCGAAGCTGCGTTCGACTCGTGGGTACGCATTGTCGCCCGCTATTACGACGCAGAGGAAGCGATCGGACAATTCCGCAAGGAGAGGAAATCATGAGTCTGGCTGATGTTTGCTGGAATATCTCAAGCGTTTTCATCGTCATTACTTTAGGCGTGATAGCGATACTCTGCGTGCTCACGTTAATGGGCGTGTTCGCTTGCATCTTCGACCATGACGATAAGAACGATAAGAGCAGTAAGGAATAACAATGGCTACGAACGTGAGTGAAAAAGACAAGACGTTGAACGAGATCATCGACTGGTGCGAGCAGCTTGAGATTGATGGCTTGAGGCTTGCAAACGCTCTTCTGATGCAGCGTGACACGACCGCATACGGTGTCGTGAAGGGGCAAATCGACGCATACGGAAAGACAGCTGACCACTGCCGTTCCATGCTCGGCTATTCCGGCAATATGCCCAGTGAGGTGCCGAATCAAAGCGAGGATGCGAAAATGAGTAAACGGTACAAGGTTTGCCCACTTTTTTGGAGTGATTACGGCGGCGAACGCACCTTGATGAATATGGGTGTGTTTGAAGAGTTGCTGAACGAGGGTTGGCAGATTCTGCGGGTGGATACCATGCCGCCAACGGAATTGCGTGATAACGCCGTCGCAGCGACGAACGTCTACATCCTTGAGAGGGAGGCTAATGATGATTAGTCAATACGACAAGGACATGTGTTGCCTGTATATCGCTGAGGGGATGAGCTACATCTGGCAACAACGAGGGAACCAAGAGCTTTCCCGAATACTTGAATCATTGGCCGATAGGAAGCTCATGAAGCGTGTCCATGGCGGGTATGCGATCACACTCAAGGGCCTGTTGGCAGTCAAGGTGTGGAGACTTCACCTGTTCCTGTTCCATCACGATGAATACAAGTACTTCAGGAGGAAGAAATGAGCAGGGCTGAAACCACTGCCATGCTGTCCAAGCTGGTCGAGAAGCGGTTGAGGAATCAGACCGCTTTTTGGGCGAGCGAGGTCAATTTCGACCGTAACACGCCCGACGAAAGGCGCGTGGACTACGTGGGCTTCAAGCCCTGGAACATCAACGGTGAGCCGGTGCCCGCAAGCGTCGAGAAAGGCTGCTTCGAGTTCTACGAGGTCAAGTCATGCATGGCTGACTTCACTAGCGGCAACGGACTGACGTTCTACGGCGATCAGAACTATCTGGTCTGCACGAAGGAACTGTGCGACGAGATCGTATGGCAGAAGATGGTGCCGCCGCGGGTGAACGCGATTCTGACACCGGATTCGACCGGCTCGAAACTGATTCTCGGCCATGTGCAGAGCTACAACGACATGTCGTACCGGCGGCGTCCGGCAAGCGAAATCCTGTGGGCAATGGTCAAAGCAAACGGAAAGAGGACAAATTGAGTATCTCAGAGGATGAAGCCGCAAAGGTGTACCCGACCGAGTACTGGAATGACGGTTCGGGCTGCAAGAAGGTTTTCGCTGCCAATACTGACGATTTGCAGGAAGCTTATATTCGAGGCCGCGAAGCGCCACCGTCTGACGTTGAGGTGGAGGCCGTGGCAAAACGCTTGCTATGGCGAAGCTGCAAGAAGTGGGATGGCATCGAAAGCGACTGTGTGGCGAAGGACGAAGATGACGCGTGGGATTACGCCGGGGAAATCTGTGGCTATCGGGAAGACTTCATCGATCGGGCGAAGGAAGTACTCGAAGTGGAACGACATGCGGTGACGGAATGAGACGGGATTATGTGTACGGATATCCCACCAAGGATGAAAGCTCAGTGCGATGCTTCGTCGCGGTATCCTGCGGTAGTGGATACGATCATCCGCATCCGAAGGTCACGTTCCACTCCGACCTAATGTACTGCATGGACTGTCATAAATGGTTCCTACCCGTGTACACCAGTGATATCGAATTTTTCCATTGGGAACCATGCTCAGTCTTACGTGCGCGAATATTCCATCATCGGGCATACGAGAGAATCATCAAGCAAATCAAGGAGACGAAATGATAGGAAACAAGAATATTCAACGAGGGCTAATGGCCGTGCTTGTGTCCGTGACAATGGTTTTCCCACTGGCCGGATGTGGGAACGAAGCGGATGCTGACGATGCTGAGAACGGTAGCAACTGCATTGATGTGCGAGACGACTTCACTGGCGATGAGTGCAAGATCAAGTTGCACGACGGCAGAACCGTGACATGCATCAACTTCAACACCTACAAGGGGGGAGGCGGTCTTTCCTGCGATTGGGACAATGCTAGCGGCAAGGACGTGGAAACGAAATAATGAAAAAGAACAAAAATAAGAAGGATACCCAGAATCTCATGCGGCTTGCGGAGGGAATTGAAAACGCTTTCGAGAATGAGATGCACTATGCGCTCGACGGCATATTCCTTGAAGCATCCACAGCCATTGACAAGGAGCGCATCAGAGAGAACTGGGGTAGATTGCATTCATGCTGCAACCTCGCAATCACAGTCAGTGACGCTTTTGCGAGTTTTGTCATCAAGAATAATCAGTGTCTGACGGATGATGCGGAAGGAGAGGAATAATGGAACATGAACTAATCCCGGTATACACGAAGTTCAACGGTAACGGCGTGCGTGTGCAGAATGATTCAAAACTCATCGACTATCTGGACGATGGGTGGAAAATCATCAATGTCATGGCAGCGAACCCACTGGCATTGGACAATGAGGCCGTAGTGTTGTACGTGATCGAGAAGACTACTGCAAATCATTGGAGCAAACGGAATGAATGAGCCTACCGCCGACGAGATCATGAAAATGTTCGCGGTTGACATAGCAGTTCTTCGTCGTGGTAGGCGCAAGCCGTCTGAGAAGCCGCCAGTCGGAAAGAAGAAGGCGAAAGCGTCGAAAAAGCCGGTCAAGCTTACTGCGGAACAGCTCGCACGGAAACGTGAGCACACGCGACAGTGGCGGATGACACACCGTGAGCAAGTCTTGGAATACAACCGCCGATACAAGCTTGCGCATCGTCCGACATTCCACCATTTCAGCCGTGAGGAACAGGCGGCCTACGAACGCAACTACTACCTGCTCCATCCCGAGAAGAGAAAACGGAAGCGGGAGACTGTTTGAGACGTTAATCCAATACCGGTTGCAAGGTTGGGTGCAACCGGTATACTAGACATGTTCCGGCATTAATCGCACGCCTTCGGGCACCGGTGCGGAATCAACATACCATGATTTTGGAAGGCGTGCGATTGGCTGACTGCAAACTGTTGCGTTGCGGGCGTGAACGAGACGATACCAGGCAACTCTGCCCTGAATGTGAACAGCGGCTCCTAGCCGACTTGGAATGGTTCATGAAGAACATCGGATTTTTGGAAACCGACAAGATGAACCGCATCAACAAGAATCATGACGCTGATGGTGGCGGGGGAGGATACTCTGATAATCCGCCGTTGAGGGAGCAAGTGTTCGACCTGTTGTATGAGGGTGACGAACACATGGATAGCGTGTGGGGCACACTATCCGCGTTCGCTAAATGCTTAGGCGTCGAATACCTGAATCACGATCCGTTGAACGTGTTGGCGCAGCGGATAGCCGTGAAGAAAACCAAGCAAGGCGAACCCGCGTGTCTATGCTCAACGGCAACACCCGTGTACGCGCTTGAAATCCGCATCGCCCGCGACAAATGCCAGCGCCTGTTGAATCAAGGCCATACGGTCAGCTTGGGCAACTGCCCCAACACTGACTGCAACATGCCGTTAAGCGCTGACGAGACGGCAAAACAAGTCAAATGCCGTGGATGCAGGAACGTTTGGAACATCAACTTTTTGAGGACACTCATGCAAGACAAGATCAAACACAGCACTTACACGGGGACTGCTTCGGACATTAGAAGCAAACTCCAACAGGCTGGATACCTCGTATCCGCGAACACGTTGAAATCATGGGCGCACAGGGGCAAGCTCACCCCGGTACGCAAGGAAGGGCGGCATCCCATCTACCGTATCGCGGACGTGTACATGCTGATGCAGCAAACCACTCCAGTGGACGATATTTGGGGACTCGTCGGAAAGGATGCAAAGTGAAAATCGACCTATCGAATCCGCCATACGCCGTCAAGCTTAAAGAACTCGGATTCGCATACTCGTATACCGACTGTGAGAAAGGCGTCATCGTCTACACTCATGCCAGCCCCAGACTGGTCGGCTCTCCGTGGATTGACTGTTGGGATGACATGGAATGCATCATCGACTTCGAAGATGAGAACTGCATGAAACCATTTTCATTCACGTTCAAAAACCTGTACAACGGCATCAGCAAGACGGTTCAGGCAAGCAACATCAGCCTAGTGGAAGAAATCATCCAATGACCGCCACCATCAGCATCACCGACAAGGGCAAGACCATCACCTATCACGCGCATCACATGCGCGACGTGATCGAACCAGTCAAACAGTACGGCATGTTCGGAGAGCAATTGAACGCGAAGAAAAAGCTCCACACGCTCACTTTCTACACGGAGGACTAATAATGCGAGTCAACATCGACTGCACGCCAATCCTCCTACTGTTGTCCGGCATGTTGGCACTCCTGAAAATCGGGGGCCAATTCCCATACTCGTGGATATGGGTGCTCGCACCCATTTGGATACCACTACTCGCACTGGCCGGTATCACAATCATCCTGATAATCGCTTGGATTATCGGCGTCAAAGGCGTACTCAATCTCGAAAAGTTCGGAGACTAAATGCATATCAGCGGCAAAACCAATAACATCAGCTACGCTCACACGAACGATGGTGGAGCAGACCTACGTTCCAACGAGGACACGATCATCTGCGCGGGTAGTCAGACGCTCGTGCATACGGGCGTGCATATGGCTATTCCAGCTGGATACGTCGGCCTAATCTGCCCACGCTCAGGCTTGGCGTTGAAGCATAACATCACCGTGATGAACGCGCCTGGCGTAATCGATGCGAACTATCGTGGCGAAGTCTGCGTAATCCTCCGAAACATGGACGAACAGGCGTTTGAAATCCATGAGGGAGACCGGATAGCGCAGATCGTGTTCCTACCATACGCGCACATGCAATTCGAGCCAGTCACAGAATTGGATTCTACTGAACGTGGCGATAAAGGATTCGGCAGCACCGGCAGATGAGCCGACAACAAGAACACTCGCCAAACAGATATTCGACAACCCAAGACAGGAGCAATCATGAGAGTCTACGTCGTCACTGCGAACGTTATGGACAGGGACGCATACAGGGATTACACGCTCAACCCGGTAGATAGGTGGTATCCGTATTTCACCATGAGGGGGAGCCTGGCTGCCCAATACGGCGAGTACGTGAGCATAATGGGCGTCTATTCCACATTCGAGCAGGCGGATCATCGTTGGGATGAACTCGACCGTGAAGGCTTCGATGTTTTCCCGATCGATGAATTCATCGTGGACGCGAACTACTGGGAATACATAGGAGGCTACGCGGAATGAGTGAGCAAACCATTACCGCAGACCGCCTGAACGCCACGCATTTAGGCAAGCGCGTCACTCTCGCCAATGAGCGAGGCACTATCATGTCGGGAACGCTCAAAAAGTTTGAAACACGGTTGGAAAACCAGCCGGTATTCACATCCGACGTTTGCTTCACATCCTCAACCGGTTTCACACCAGTATTGCGGTACGAGACGCGCGCGTGCATCGTCCTTCACTTGTCGAACCAGTTCAACGACGATATCGCCGCAACCGTGAATGGCGACAAGGAACTGAGAATCGAAGAGGAAGGATGAAATCGAATGGTTAACGCGATAGTTATCCTGCAATCATACGGGCAGCATAATCCCGTGTACATGCCATTCGTATGCACGGATTACGAGTTCGTCAAAAGTCATGTTGGTGACAAATTCGGATACGATCTGAAACTCACCTCAGAGAGTCAAGCCTTCGCAAACATCTGCCTCACACCCGAAAGCGCTTTCCGGGGAGCAATGCGCATTATCAACGAGAAGAAACTGGGGGATAAGTTCAATGAGCAAGATCAAGAATCGTAATCGCATGAAGAGTTCCACGTTCGCGTTGCCGAAGGAACGGAAGTATCCTATCCCGGACGCATCGCACGCGCGTAACGCTCTCGCACGAGTCGCCCAGAACGGCACAGCGAGTGAGAAACGACGAGTCAGGGCCGCAGTACATCGCAAGTTCCCATCCATCAAAATCAGCGGAAAATAAGGGGAAACCATGAGTGGAAAAACCACTAAAGAACTCATGCTACGCGTGCTCGTGATGGAATCACCGGAACTGTTCGACGGCACTGATGATGCGCCTGTGGAAGTCACCGACTGGTATTACCACGAATGGGTGCCGGAAGTCTGCGAAACGTGCGGTGATGACCCTGAAACGTTGACCATCTCCTACCGCACCAGAAAAGGCGAAGAGTATGGCGAAACGTATTGGGATTTCGGTCTACCGCAAGTGCTGGAAGCATTGGACAAGTGGGATAAGCAGTACGGGAAGGTGGTAGAGAACCGTGGATGACACTTCAAGCACGAAGAAATTCGTATTTACAAGTGATAGCAAGCCGTCCCCCGACCTCTCGGATTTCAAGCCTTTTGGGCATATTGACGAGGACAAACCCAAATACAGTGCGATCATAATTGCCGAGTGGGCTGGCATGTACGTTCCTGTAATCTACAGGGAATGCTTCTTGGAATCCGACGTTGATGACCCGACGATTCACCTGGCATCAGGCCCATGCATGGAATACTGCTGCTACAGTACGCCGGAACTTGCTATAAAAGCCGGTACGCGCATCTACAGGAACATGTTGAAGGACAACAGATGAAGTGGTTTACCAGTGACTTGCATTTCGCTCATCCGTTCGTGGCCGCGCTGCGCGGATACGCGCTACCAGGATACGCTAAGGATGCATCGATCAAACAACAGGCCGAACATGACGGCAGGCAGCTCAAGGATTGCGTTGACTGGCGGAAGCACGACGCCGACATCATACGAACGATAAACACATACGTCGGACAGGAGGACGAACTCTACATCCTTGGAGACATCAGTTCCGGGGGTACGTGGAGTGTAGACCAAGCGATAATGCGCATCCAAAACTTGCATGTGCCACGCAAGAACAGGCATCTGATTCTCGGCAACCACGAACTGCACAGCTCCACCCGCACGCTGGAAAAGTTGGCAAGCGTGTTCGTGGAAGTCGGAAGAGTCGGCATCACCGAAATCAGAGACATGTGGGGCAACAATCCACACACGGTATTTTTAAGCCACTACCAATGGCGTGAAGACTTCACGCAAAGCAAACCCCTAGGCGCAGTCTCAACCAATTGGAACGCGCCGGAATTAGCCGAATACGCGATACCACGCATGAACAACACGCTGCTTCTGCATGGACACACGCACGCGCATGACCCGCTTGAGTTCGGCAGGCATCACAATGAGATCAACGTCGGATTAGACGCATGGTGTTTCGAGCCAGTCAACGAAGCCGAATTAGTGGACAACTGGCTACAAACCGCGTTAAGCAACGTCTGAGTGGTCTACAATGGCCCTGTTAACAACAAATGCGTTTAGCGAGTGTTCGCCAAACGTTGGAAACCGGCTTCATCATCCTCGGGATAACGGAACCGCGCTTCGATGCCCTGCGCTTCAAGGATCGCGGCTATCTCCCTGCTGCGGGCATTGACGATCGCGTAATCGCCTTTGTCCCGTCCGTAACGGTCGTAGTGTTCCTGCGAACGATAGTAGAGCAAGTCAACATGGTCAGGCGGGTTGCCTTGGACTTCCTCAATCCCGTCCACCGCATCCAACGCGGCCTCGACCGCTTCGACATGCTGCGTGAGCATACTTTCCAACCATGCCTGCACGTCTGCCGGTGGTTCCGCCTCGCCAGGCTTCTCCCAACGTTTCACCGTCAACACGGCATTGCCGAAACGGTCGGCAAGCATCTTCTGACTGATGCCGCAGCGTTCCCGTGCCGCGCGAAAAGCGGCCTTCGATCCAAACGTCATCAAACCTCCATACAATCATGAAAACACGGAAAACGTCGGTTCCAGCATGAAAAACACGCTGGAACCGGCAGAACAACGATTTTCAGCGGAATACGTCACGCCTTGACGCAATCGAACACCAGCAAATCGGAATCATCGGAATCCGTTCCGATCTTGGAGTCAAGACGCCACCCGTTTTCCTCAAGACACCGTTTGATGTCCTCCGTCCAATCATCCGCCTCCACGTCGGACGGGGTGAACTCCAAGTCGTCCACAATCTCCCTATCCTCATGGAAATCGATGAAGTAATCGTAGATGCGGATATGGAACGTCGAATCCACGTCAAGCGGGTTCCTGAGCACCGCATTGTTCGGCTCCATCACGTCGATGTAGGCGTTGTGGGCTTCGATGCGCTCGGTCCATCCGCTGATGGTTTCAGGATCGTTCAGGTCGATGAACCAGTCCATGAGCTGCTCGGTGGTCAACGTGTCTGAGTAAGCCGAAAGCTCTTCGTACAGCTTGTCGTAATCGGATTGCGTGGACTCCTCGTCAGCGACGAGCCGCTCATACTTGGCACGGAGCCGTTCGGACGGGATGCAAAGCCATGCGTCTTCGGTTTCGCCGTCCTTGTCGAGCTGGCAATCATAGACGCGCTTTCGTAATTCCGACTTCGGGAACTCCAGTGCGAATGTGCCAGTCTCATTCCACTTGTGGCCTCTGGTTTTTTCGATACGAATGGTAATCATTTCAATCTCCTTGTGATTGTGGGGATGCCTTGATGCTTCCCGTTTGTTGCTAACTACAATATATGTTACCAAAGGTAACATTTCAAGTCGGGCGTGTTGTGGAAATCAATCCTCCTTGCCCAGATAATCCTGCAATCCGTCGCCAGCTTTGCCATTCAGCCCGCGACGGGACATGTCGTAATAGTCGAGCATCTGCGGACTGTTCCACCCGCCTGCGGCCATGATGTCCCTGTCCGGCACGCCAGCGTCACGGGAGAGCGTGCAGAACGTTCGCCGCAATGAATGCGGCGAAATATCCGGCACGCCCACGCGCAATGCCACGGACGATACGATGCCCACGGCGGTCTGCTGCCGCAGACGTGCGCCGGAATCCTCACGGAACACCGCACCACGCCTACGTTCGCCAATGAGTCGTGCGAGAGCTTCGGCCGCATCGGAGGGAATGGCCACACGCTGAGACCAGTCGCCCTTGCGGTCGAACCGCACCCACGGACGCCCGTCATTCAGATGACAGTCTTCGACATCCAACCCAAGCGCCTCACCGACCCTCGCACCGGTCAACAGCAGCAGACTGCACAGGGCATCCGTCCGCGCACCCATACCGCGTGCTTCGGTCAGAAAAAGCCTAGCCTGCTCGCGGGTGAGGTACGTGCCATCCGAATGACCGTACAGTTTCGGCCTACGCACATGCTCGCCAGGATTGCAGTCGATATACCCCTCCTCGCAGAGATAGCGGTAGAGGCAGCAAACGACGCTCAGATTCCTGCACACCGTGTTTTTCGCCGCTGGCCGCATGCCGCCGTCATAGGCGGCGAACACCTCGATATGAGTGCGCTTCGCTCGCAGCATGTCGATGCCGTTATCCGCACACCAGCGGAGCCATCGCGATACGACGCTCCGATACCCCGCCCTTGTACCCGGCGTCAGGCCGGCGAGAAAACCGGCGATCATGTCGCTCACCGTTTCCATATGCGCACCGTCTCCTTGCAGATCAAAGGCTTATCGGCTGGACCCTTGACGAATGGCGGAATCCACTGCCTGCGCCTCAACGAATGATTCGGACCATACGCCTGATCCCTCCAGAAGCCGCGCACGATGAAACGATGCGAATACTCACGTCGCACCCGCTCGTCATCATCGGCGCTTCCGCCCGGACGATGCAGATTCTCACGCAGCACCAGCATCTTGACCTTGCGGATTTCCGGGTCGAAACGCGGCGGCAGCGGATGCGCCATATCGGGTTTCGCCGGTTTCGCCTCGCAGATATGCGGCTCCGCGCTCAACGCCCACACCGCGCGCAGCAGATCGCCGAACCATCGGAAACCGCCGACATGCTCATTGAAAATGCCGTTGGCGAATCTGATGACCGGCAGTGAGAATGATTTCGCGTCGCATTCCTTCAGAGCGCATGGATGGTCCGTGAATCCCATCAATTCGATATCGCCGTTGCCGTCGCATTGCCAGAAGAGCGCCGACACATGGGCGTCTCCGACCTTCCTTCCCGTCGCGTCGTCGGTCACGGGGAATCTGACCATTTGGACATCCCCGTCGAAGAAGATAAGCCCGCTTTGCGCCGGCGCTTCCGATTTCGGGAAATCACCTGCCCGGACGGTATCTTCCGCCAGCGCCGTCATGTCCCGGCTGATCCACCAAAGCTGCGCGACGGCGAGATTATCAGCGAAATTCCAAGCCGCTTCCATGCTCCGCTCGTATTGCGAGTGCGCAGCCATCTCCTCCTTTAATGCGACCCGCTCGTATTCCGCGAGTTTGTCGCGGATCAGCGGAAGGTGCGATGGGATGAGGCGAAGCCGTCTGTTCCTACTGCGCGTCATGTCAGTCAGCCTCCCCAAGACGGTCGAAAACCTTGTCATACGCTTTCGTCACGCATTCCAAACCCATGCGATACGCGCTCACGCGATCATGGTCAGACTCCGCCATGCGGCGCTGCCAATCATGCGGGAACGCCACGCTCAACAACGTCTCCCGCACGTCCGGTTTGACAACCTCGATTTTCTGCGGGAACATCGCATCAAAAGTGAGGACACACAAGGCGTAAGCCACCTGCAACGTTCGGTCAGACACGTAGCGGAAAGACTGTTCCGCCACGCGGTCAATCTCTTCCATAGACCACGGAACGGTAGCCGCCAACTTCGCGTACTCTTCCGCATCCTCATAATCCAAGCCGCCATTCATCGAATTGTCCTGAACCGTATCCACCAGGTATTCGTACAGTTCACCGATGATGCCCGCCGTGGAATGGACGAACACAGGCTCAAAATCAATAAAATAACTGCCGAACCACAGGCCGCAGACATGACCCACATAGCCAGTAAGCTCACGCGGCAGCATATTCACGTCAATCATCACAACACCTCGATTTCATCGTTGAACCCCATGAACTCCTGAGTGGTGAACCCGCCATCCTTGACAACGCAGTACAACCATCCCTGGAATCCACCCAAGCGCGCATCACGCATCCCACGAATCAAGTCACGCAGCCACGCGTACACAAGATACGTTTTCGACACGGGACGCCAATAACGCTTACGCTCGACCACATCAAAATGGTCATATGCATACATTTGCTGACCAACGTGAAAATCAGCCCACAATTTCAACGTTTCCATGACACTCACGCCTCCCTCGAATCAACGTCACCGAACAGGTCATAACGCAACTGCGCATCAGCATCGAACATCGCCTTGTACGCATCACCAAGAGACTCATAGAAGACGCCATCCACACGCCAACCTTCGTAGCCCTTGGAATCCAACGAACGGAACTCTCTCAGCGCCTCAAGCATCATCTTGCGCGTCAATCGATAATCCGGCACGCTCCTATGAAAATTACCGTCGAACCGGTCAGCAGCAACGTAAGCGTCACGCGCTTTAGCCGTACCGAACGGGACAACAGTACCAATCGGCTCATGGTCGAAATTGAAAGTGTTGACACCGTAAGGCCAATAAACAGCGTAAAAATGGCGGGACATGGTAGAATCTCCTTGCAAATGGTTTGGTTGAGTTAATTACTGTTTGCAATGGCCGGACGGTACTAGGCATACCGTCCGGCCAAACTTTTCAGAACAGGCAATCCATATGACGCGGATCAGGCAGATTGTCGGCAGCCGCGTTGATAACCGTGCTGAGATACGCGGTTATCAATGCGGGACGCTTGCCAATCTCCCTCAACACGGCTTGAACATTCGACTCGATGGACGAATAGCCGGTAGCCTCCAAAGCGGCCTTGACCTGCTGTGCTGTGATGACGACACGTGACATTTCATGCCACCTCGACAATCTCATGCTGAGAGAGGTACGCGGCCACGGACTCTTCCAACGTTTGGTCACTGCCACGCTGGTAGTAGTCACGGTACGCAACCACGCCACTCTTACCGTCGAACGCGACATATGCGACGCGACGGCCCTTGGAATCACGGAAGCCACGCGGCTTATGCACATATCCACCGAACACGTCAGCCAACTCCTTGACCGACTTGCCACCTGGAATCGTGACCACACGCGCCTTGACACCATGCTGCGCAATCACCTTCGGCGTATCCTTGGACGGAATCGGCGGCACTTCAGGAATCTCAACCGTATCAGGCTCAGGCTCAACCGCCTGCGGTTCAGGGGCGACAACCGGCAAATCATCGTAGGTTTCGCACATCTCAGGATGGTCACGCTCGGCCGGGGTGAGGAATGAAATGTCACGTGACACAACCATGCCGCCATCCTCATAAGACAATTCCCAACCATGCTCACGGTCGGCGTCCGACAGGCTCACGCCATGCGCCGTATAATCCCCACAATCAGGGGAAACCATGCAATCGCCACGTTCCACGATCAACGGCACGTCACCGATCTCACTCACGGCCTGAGCGTAATCAGACCCGTTAGGGTCAAGCCACGTGCCGCCATCGGCCCGATACGCGGCGGCAACACCACGCACCGCCTGAGCATTCTTCACGCCCGGAATCATCCGCCATGATTCAACGCCATCCTTCATCTCGAAACGCCACACGCTCGGGCTATTGACGGAATCGAAAAACATGAAGACACTGGACGAATTGACTGCCCACAGACCGTTAACCTTGTTCGACATTTTAAAACTCCCTTGTATGAAAACTTGATTATTTGATGGGCCGTTCACCGCACGACCCTGAGCGGTTTCACCATTCCAAAACCTTGCTACCGTCAACCAAAACGTATGACGTGCCGGATTGATTGCCGTCAACGCTTCCACGCCACTCGCAAATACGCTCGTAACCGTCCGAAGTGCTACCGTCCTCCATGCCGCACTGCGGAATGTTGGACAACTCGCGGTAGCTCGCTAGGTCAGCCTGGTTGTAATCCTTCGTGGCATAAGTCTCACGCCACCACGTCCACTGCTGCTCAGGCGTACCATGCGGATCGGCAACCGGCTGATCGGAAAGCGCTGGTGAACAAGCCACGCCGAAAGCCAACAGGCCAACAAGCACGGCAACAAGCAGAGTAACCTTCTCACGCATTTGCAACACCAGCCTTGATATAGCCGATACCGGTAAGCGCCGCATGAGTCCTCGCATTCCACCACGGCTGAACAAGCAGCCTGATAAATGCATAAGGCGAACGCCCCGCGAAATACGTTTTGCGCAGACGGTACGTGTACTCCACATCCCAACGGAACGGAACACGCCGCCCGTCGTTAATGGTCAGACAGTCAGGCGAAAACGTAAGCTTGTTATCAAGCACGTACACGTCTACAGTCGCGTTGATCCGCTTGAAAACATCCTCAATGTACGGTTCGCGTATGAAGAACAAGCCGTTGCGTCCAGGAGCGTCGGCATGAGGGGCGAACACGTAGTAAGTCTTACCGTCGTTCCATTTGACCTCGGTCACGAAAGTGAGAGGTTGGAAGTGTCTATTATCTGGAATCTTGTCAACGTCCATGTAGTCGCTGACAAAAAATTGGTTACTGCTGCACATTTTAAAGCACCTCGATTGTGTTGGAATGTAATGCCCGAACGCGGGCTATATGGGCGTGATTTGATAGGCTCACGCCCGAAAGCCTGGAATATAGGGGGACTACTTACGTTCCCCTCACGCCTCACTCCGCAAGCAGTTCGGAAACCGCATTGTCAAACTCTTCGGAGAACAGCCAAGTACGGTAGAAAACCTCAAGTTCTTCAGAATTATCAAGGGGTGCGTCGTACGCGTAATCGCTAGCGACGAACCTATCCCAATCATCTGAGAACATGACGTTCTGCATATTCTCGGAACTCTTGCTAGCGTTGCACGTCCAGGAACCATTATCGTTGCCGGTAACCGGAAGCTCAACGTCGTCATACTGGTCCCAGCACCATTGCTTGGTTGGCGTAATGCCGTCCGCATAATCCTTAAGGGTTTCAACAATTTCATCCCGCAAGTCGGAACGATATGCCGTTGCAAAAGTATTTTCATCACACATTTTAGATACTCTCTTTCCAGCCCCCTTGCTAAAATGAGAGGGCTCTAGTTAGTTGGTTAAAATTACTGAGCAATTGAGCCGGATAGCTGCAACTATCCGGCTCTACTCATTCGTGAGCTACCGCACCCATAAAGAGCACCGGTAGCCCTGGCGGATTACTTAGAATCTGCCGAAGTCTCAGAATCAGAATCAAGTAGCTTACGCGGATTAGCAACACGCAAAGCATCACACAATTTTATCGCAGTGGCTAAGGTTAAGTTAGCCTCAGAGCGCCTACCGCACTCGATAGCCGCGATATTGCCGCCTGACATGCCAACCTTTTCGGCTAGCTCACGCTGCGTTAAGCCGCGTTTCATTCTCAATTCTTTCAATCCCATGGCCCTACTCCTAACTTGGATTAGAGGCCATTGTAGACCACTCAGACAGCGCGGGACAATTCCATGCCGGGCACCGCGCCACGTTAGCGACTCGACGACGGTTCGGCCTTGCATGGTGTGAGGGTGCATCATGCCTAGTCGCAATCCGTCGCTTCATTGTCGCGTCCACTATTCAATTTTCAATCATCCATGCCACGCCTGTTAGGGGGCTTCGTGTCACCGTCCTTGCGGTGGTGGTCTCCGTGGTGGTGGCCTCTCGTTCATCTCCGTTCCTTTCGTTGTCGTTTGCTTGATGGCTCTCACTATACACGCCTTGCAAACGTAAGGCAAATTGAGACAACACAGACACCGCTAAAACCATTGCAAACACTAGCATCCATCGGCGTGTCGCAACCACACGACGGCGACACAAAGACGGCGAGCGCCACAGCTACGGCCGCGCCGCGCCACGGCCACATCCAGGGACGCCACGGCCACGTCACGACGACCACACCCAGGGGCGTCACGACGTCCAGGGCACGACGGCCACGCCACGGCACGGCCACAGCCACGACGTGACCACGACGGCCACGACGGGCACGGACATGATCGCATACAAAGGAACGCGCCCGCGCGATACCACACGACACGCCAAAACACAATCGCACAAACGTTCCAACGTTGCACCATGCAACAAACACCCCCGTAGGGGAGTGTCCCCCCGTCACAAAAAGCAAGGCCGCTGGCTCTCTAGTGCTGACGCTGAATGCTCGCTGGAACATTTTTGGATTACCTGTTACTCACGAAGTCTTCACATATTTAGTGGTTGCAACCGTTGTTGCACCCTACATATTGCGTATAATGGTCTTTGGATTGATGTTGATGCAGTTGAGAGAGCTTAGCTCGGTGCTTGCATCGACATATGATCGTCGCCGCCTCGCACGCAGTACGAGGATTCTAGATGCGGTACGGTCAGCAGTCCGACCGGTCTATCCCGGACGTGGCCTATATGGACTCGTACCTATTATTTTGGGCTGGTCTGCAATCCTGTTGGCACAGCCTTTTGGTTGTCGGGTTCGATTCCCGAGGTTTGCTCTAGGTTTCATGGGGGTAGCTGCCTGTGTGACCGATGGTATTGCTCGAATATCCCCGCTGGAACTTGTGGGGGATAAGAGGCTCCCTGCCTTAATCAGGTGGTTGATGACCGAAGGGGAGGCACGGCCAAACGGGTGCATATATACATACACGTTCCTTGCCGTTGGTGGTAAAGCCCATTCCACCATGCCGAATGTCTTGCCGACTTGGACGTTAACTAAGTCGGGTTTGGAATGTTGGCAGAGTGGTTTAATGCAACTGTCCCGAAAGCAGTCGCACTGTGAAGTGTCGGAGGTTCGAATCCTTCACATTCCGCGTTGGGGAAGTAGTACTACCCCCGAGGGCAAGTGCCTACCGCTTGTGTTGGCTTGTATGGAGATGAAAGCGGCGGACGCTTCCGTAACGGCGACTTGGTGGGGGTGGTCATGCTTCATGGGTGTGACCGTCCTCGCATATGGCATTGGTGCAACCGGTAGCATGGCGGTCTCCAAAACCGTCGATGTTGGTTCGAGTCCAACATGCTGTGCTCAGCCTACCCACAGGTTGTGGGAAAGGTCTTCGGAGTCGTCTTGTGG